TTTATACCTCCGATCACTAACCGCCATACCTGAGAACACTACGTTCAACGTAGGTGGTTATTTATACCTCCGATCACTAACCGCCATACCTGAGAACACTACGTTCAACGTAGGTGGTTCTTTATACCTCCGATCACTAACCGCCATACCTGAGAACACTACGTTCAACGTAGGTGGTTCTGTATACCTCGATTCACTAACCGCCATACCTGAGAACTATTCAATTACGTCCGATAGTATTATTGCTAAAATAGATATTAAGTGGAGAAAATGCGAAGGACAGATTATCAAATGCAATGAAAAGTTAATAATAGCAGATAGGATTTTATCAGAGGTTGTTGAAAAGAAAGGAAATGTATATACCATAAGGCATATCGGTAAAAAAGATATTACCTGCCTTGTAACGAATGGCAAATTTCACGCTCACGGTGAAACTATCAAAGAGGCTAAAGAAGATTTACGATTCAAGGTAATGAGTGAGAAGATAAAACATGACGGTATCACAATGAACACAGAAATAACTATACCATATTACAGGGCGTTAACTGGGGCTTGTCGTGAAGGTTGTAAAAACTTCGTTGAATCACATGGGTTGAAAGACAAGTATAAAGTAAGCGATTTACTTCCGATATTAGAGGCAAATAATGCCTACGGATTAGATAGGTTTAAGACATTTATAAATTAGTTTTTGTTTTCATGGATGAAAGGAGCGGGAGTTGTTAACCCGCACAAATAAGGGATAAGGCGGGGAAGGAGAACCCCGCCCCCTTTTAAAAAACAAATAAAAAATAAGAATATGACCATCGACATCTACACCTCAATAGCAACCTGCGAGAACATGGCAGACGTACATTGCAGAATGGAGCAATGGGAAGAGTATCAGAAGAGCATCGAAGCACTATGTGAGCAGGGGCTACTTGAGCCACAAGATGCTTACCTGATTGTACTAGAACTGAATCAGGGCATCAAAACTAAAATCAGAGAAATCGCATCGTTACTTTTAAATTAAATACAATGACACTAATAGGCACGACAATCGCAACTACTACTAAAGACCTCACGGAACTTATGCAGCACATGATACTTCATAAGATTGAAGGAAGGGTTAACCTGACAATATCGGAAGATGGTGCGGTAAAAGTTTGGCAGCCTGAAAATATGCCAATAGCAGAAAGCCCACAGCCTGAATGGATGAATTACACAGAACCACAACCGACCGACCAATGTACGCAATAGTAATAATCGGAATCATCGTGCTACTTGCACTGATTCTTGCAAATAGAAATAACAATAAAATTTACTAACCATGAAACATTACAAAAACCGCAACTTATATGTTGCAATCTTAGGGGACAACGAAATTGGTGTTAACCTAAATGATTCAATCGATACAGCCATACCGCTGGGAATTGACTACTACGTAAACAACGGTTTCAAGGAAATCACACACGATGAGTTTTGCAAGGCTTACCGTCAAACAATGGCAATAATTAACTCCGCTTTCTCCCGCCTCAACATGATGTACACCGATGCCAATATCGACAAGGCTACGGAAGCGGATAAGGAAGAAGAACGTGAACGCTTACCCGCTGACGATGTTCACAGAGGCGAACACATGGAGTTTGAATGCTAACGGTGGGTATATGACCAGTAGCGGATTAAATAGTAATAACCTATCAAATTAGTAGAATGAAACAAGCAATTTGGAAATTTGAAACACCATTTGAAGATAAATTTTCACTTCAAATGCCAACACAGTCTGAAATACTTTCAGTACAGCAAGACCAAAAAACTATGATACCTTGTATATGGGCTTTGGTATATCCTGAAAACGAAAAAGAAGAAAGGTTTTTTGAACTTTTTGGAACTGGACATCCTATTCATAATGATATGGGTATTGAAAGAAAATTTGTCGGAACTTATCAATATCAACGTGGCGAATTTGTCAGACATATTTTTGAACGTGTGTCGTAGCATTACCGCTAACGTATCGCATATACCCGAAGGAGGGATTAAACAGTACAAACTTTAAATTTAGAAATACAGATGAAAAAAGCACTTAACTTCAATTTTGCACGTCAACCCCTCTTTTGGGTATATGCTGTTGTGCGTAGTTTTTTATACCGTTACGTTGATTGGGAGCGTGTGTGGTACAACCCTAAATGTAAATTCAAAAAAGGGGATTTAGTCAAAATTAATTGGAAAGCAAAAGTTTATTTCAAAAGCGAGCTTGTAAAACCGTTGCCAACACAGCCAATGGTGTTTGATAAAATTGATAACGATAATGTTGTTGATATGATTGACGGTGAAACTTGGAACTTATATTGGTTGTGTCGTGCTTAAAATTACGCATAACGGTGGAGATTGGCGAAGTAAAAGCCTTGCACTACTGTTGAAGTTCTGCACTACACTTAATGGCTTTTATTTTGCCAATTGCGTGTTAGCTGCTGTTTTTTTCTCTTTGATTTTCAGCACTTTAGGAAATAAATAAAAAATATCTTTGAAAAAGTTTGCAAGTTCAAAATAAGCGTTGTATATTTGTAGTATGAAAATTCAATTAGAACAAATAAAGGGAACATTACGAGATAGAGTTGATGCTGCTATATCTCAACTTAAACAGCAGGACTGTAAGGTTATTGCTTTCTTTTTGTTTAAAGATATTGACCACCAATATGCGTGGAGAAGCAAAGGTAAATATGTAGCGATAAGATATGTAGCACCGCATCACGGGTTTCAACAATATGAAGATAAAAGAATATACCTTGAAAAAGTTAAAAAATAAACATGGGGGCACTCGGCAAGGGTCGGGTGCTAAACCTAAATACAACGAGCAAACTAAAACGGTTGCTTTTCGCTGTCCATTGTCAAAAGTTGATGAACTGAAAATTATTGTCAAGTCTAAACTTTCGGAGTGGTCAGTAAAATAGCAGCTAACGTTTTGGGGCTTGCCGAAGTGGTGGCAATCGAAGCTCAAATGCCCAATTTATTACTAATGACAAATAGAAATACAAATGTTCAAAGATAGTACTACTGCCACCATTTTGGCAAACCCGTGTTATGTGCAGTGCGGTGATAATTTGGAACTCCTAAAATCACAGCCTAATGAAAGCGTAAATATGATTTATTGCGATATACTTTATGGCACAGGTAGAAACTTTGGTGATTACCAAGATTTAAAGCCAATACGAAGCGAAATTGAAAGCCACTACCTACCAAGACTTATTGAAATGAAACGAGTGCTAAAACAAAACGGCTCAATTTATTTACAAATGGACACACGAATTAACCATTGGATGCGTATTTTAATGGATGCTGTTTTTGGGTACGATAACTTCCAAAATGAAATTGTGTGGTGTTACAATTCGCAAGGCAAAACAACAAAACAGTGGAATAAAAAACACGATGTAATATTATTTTACTCCAAAAGTGATGTGTTTATTTTCAATTCGGGTATTGTGAAAGACAGCATATCTGATTTAACATACCGAAGATTTAAGAAAGAAATTGACACTTTTGGTTATTACACTGTTTTGAAAAATGGTAAGCGAACACAATACTCATTAGCTGATGGAAGTTTGCCGAAAGATTGGTTTGAAGATGTTACATATATTAGTAGAGATAACAAAGAATTGACAGGTTATCCTACCCAAAAACCAAAGGAACTAATAAGCCGTTTTGTTTTAGCTTCCACAAATGAAGGTGATGTAGTAGCCGATTACTATTTAGGTAGTGGCACAACCGCCAAAGTTTGTCAGGAATTAAACCGAAATTTTATCGGCTGTGATTTGAACCCGAAAGCTATTGAAATAACGAAAGCTCGTTTGAATGGTGGTCGGTAGCATTGCACATAACTCATTGCTAACGGCAATAGATGTAAACTAACAGTTAACCGCTTCAAGGTTCGTGGGTGGCGCATACGTTAACACGCCAGATTTTTGAACCTAAAACTAAAAATATTATGGAACAACAAAAACATCATTTCAGAAAAGTATTCAAGTCCGATCACTTAGGAGTGGCAGACTTAGAAGATTACATCGAAGAAGGTCGTAAACTGATCTTCACAATCAAAGAAGTAAGGCAGGAAATGAACGCCTTAGTAGCAGGCAATCGAGGCAACTTCAACATTGCATACTTCGTTGAACCAAACGTTAAGCCTTGGGTACTCAATGCAGGAAATTCAAAGATAGTCAAAGGATTTGCAGGTGGTTCACCTTTCGTTGAAGATTGGCAAAATATTCCGGTTGAACTAATGATAGATGAAACTGTCAAGATGAAAGGCGTAATAGTAGGAGGAATCAAGATCAAGCCTATTAAGCCAACAATTGAGAAAGTAAAGCCACAGTTCACAGAGGCAATGTTTGAGAAAGCCAAAGCAGCCAAAGCCACACTCGAAAGTATTAGTAAATCATATTCAATCACTCCCGAAATTACAGCAGCATGGAACAAGTACAACGGTCAGTAGAATGGTATCAACTAAGATTAGGGCGATTTACAGCAAGTGAGATTACTCGCTTACTCGGTAAGTTGACCACTAAGCAAGGACAAGAAGGCTTTGAATCTTACTGCATGGAGAAGGCAACTGAGGCGGTATTTGGAATGGTTGAAGATGATTACCAAAGTTTTGATATGCTTCGAGGCGTAGAAAACGAACCTTATGCCTTTGATGACTTTTGGCAAATAATGGGTGAGAAATTCATCGAAGTAAAAAAATCAGGGTTCATAACTTACGGAGATCATGCAGGAGCCTCACCGGATGGGGTTGTCGGAATCAATGACTCTTTAGAGATTAAATGCCCTACAATGGCTAACTTTGGTAAGAAGTATTTAAAGAAAGAAATACCTGAAAAGGACTTTAATCAGATACAAATGCAATTGCTATGCTTAGGAGGGGACAAAGGGTATTACCACAACTACGCAGTACATCAAGGCGTGTCGTACAGTTTCACAATAGAAGTACCACGTAATGAAGAAGTGATTACTGTAATGAGGGAACGCATTGTGATGGGTACTGAGTTGAAGTTGAAATACATTGAGCAGTTAAAACAATTATTATAACACTAAACGCCTGTACTCGGTGGGTGGGCGAAATCGAAGTCAATTTTTTATTAATCATTAAAAATTTAATACAATGAAAATTCTCGATTTATTACTGATAGTTGCGGTCAGTTCAATCCTCGCAGCAAGTTGTCAAAAACAAGCCTCAGTCGTGGAAACGCCAACCGCAAAAGTAGTCAAGCAAACCAGAGGCAGCAGAGGTATCGCTAACAGGACATATACCGGCATTGCAATCCAACCATACGCCTCACAGACATTCGATGTGTGGATCGGTTCCACAGCCGAATATGTGGCAGGTACGACGAGTGGCGAAATCCTGGCCTATGACGGAAACGGCAACTTTCTCGGCTACGTGACCAATGCCGAAATGTGCGAGGACGTAAACGATCACATCCTTACCACTGCCGATGCGGTGTATTACCCTTCGTCCGACCTTACCAAGTCCGTTACTTACGTGTCAGGAGGCATGGCACAGGTGGCCATTGAGTACGAAAAGAAAGTAAGAGGGAGTAGGGGTATAGCGAATTAGAAAGTTCTTTACCGCTTGGTCTGAGCGGATGCGATTCAGGCAACAGCTCTTTATTTCATAGTATTTTATTCAAGTAGCCGGAGGCAGACCGGCAACTCGGGAGGTGGCGGAATGGCTACGCATAATCGTGTACACGTCTTGACCTTTATAGGTGTAAAGATAACAGATAGAGATTATTAAGAATGTTCGATTCATTCCCTCCTGACATAAATTGGCCTCTATCGTATGAGGCATCATGATTCCGCTGAAGGATAGGCTGGCATACCCGAATGTATGCTATTTTTTACCACATTTAATTTGACCGTTTAAATTATATACCTATATTTGTAATTCAATAAATAAACATGAGCAACACAATCACAGGCCGCATCGCAGTCCTTAAACCTACACAAGTAGTGAGCGATAAATTTAGTAAACGTGAATTTGTTATCGAAACAACAGAGCAATATCCACAACTCATTCCAATGGAATTTCAGATGGATAAATGTAGCTTACTTGATAACTTCAAATTAGGACAAGAAGTGAGCGTATCAGTCAATCTAAGAGGGCGCAAATGGACTTCGCCACAAGGTGAAGATAAGTACTTTGCCACCATTCAAGCATGGCGCATTGAACCGCTAACGGTCACGAAGGCGGAACCACAGGCGCAAGGTACAATTGATGATTTTCCACATTTTTAAAACAATACCATGAAACTGCTAACATTAGAACGGTTTGAATCTTTATGGGAAGAAGTTTTAATAAGACCTAAAGATATCTACCAAGAGATCCTACCATACCTCAAAGACGAGGAGGAGGAACGGCATATCCAAAAAGTTTATGTTGTAATTGAAGTGTATAATAAAACTATTCTTGGATGCTTTGAATCCTCAGAAGATGCTTATAAGTATGCTGATAGTAGTAGATTAGCCGTACAATTGCTTATAGTAGAGCCATCAAAACAAAGAACAAAACAAGTGGAGGGAACACCTAAAGGTGAAACAGTACAGGAGCAAACCAAACCAGAATGGGTAAATGGTGAAGAGTATCTACGCAGCAGATCAAAGCCTAAAGGTGAAACCGTAGAGGAGTTCAATGAGAGAATAAGAAAACATATTGAATCGGTCAACGTACCAACAGTGATGATAGCGGATAAAAGGGAACAGTTTTGGCGGGATGTATGGGTATCTGTTGCAAGTGCAATCAATTGTTGCGACCCCGAAACAGCTACCAAGTGGGCAAACAAGGCTCTTGAAGCATACGACGAACTGATAAAACAATCAAAACCATGAGCCGCGCATCTGAATCCCTCACACCTGCCAATAAAGCATGGCTACGAGAAAACTCGCACAAACATACCATAAGGGCAATGGCTGACAAACTCGATATACAGTTTCAGGTTATACACTCGTTTCTCCGGTACAACAAACTCCAATCGATACCCAACACGAAGCACAAGCGACTAGGGTACACATGGGAAATAAACGGAAGATTCCATATAAATAACTATGCGCAATGTTTGGTTACGATATGAAGCAATGACAAAGTATTGTCGAAGGTGGGGCTTTTAACCACCTAAGTTGAATTGAAAAACAAATTTTGATATGAGTACAGAAGATAAATTGAAAGACAAAACCCCCACTTTTGGCAATACCTTGTTACCTGCCGTTTTTTTGTCGGGTAAAGATAAGGTTGAACAATTCCAAAAAGAGTTAAAAACATTATTGGCTAAATACGATGCTGAATTGACTATTGAAGATTTTGGTAGGGATTGGAGTTCAGATGAAAAGATAGTAGTCAATTTTAGTTGGGATGAAGATTTAGCCAATAGAACAAATGATGGGATTGTCCCTGATTGGGTTGTCGGTCGTTGGGAAAATGGCTTATAACGTGTTGCAGCTGAACGAGGTGGCGTATTCCACCACAAAACTTGATTAAAAAGATATGAAACTTCAACTGGTTCAGGATGGGAAGGTAGTGGTTCTGTATGGACAGAATTAAATGAAGATAAAGATGGCGAATTAGTAAAATTTGAGGATATTCAAATTATTATTGATTAGTTAAATGGCACTAACGTAGATATATACGCAACTAAAAATAAATAGCTGATTATCAAATGAAACTAAAAACAGACTACGAAACCATTGTAGATAAGTACATCAAACTATTCAGTATCAAACAAGGCACGGATAGGGGTTCATGGGTAGGGAACCGAATAGGAGGCATCTTAGACATCGCCGATATGTTCCTATCTTTCGATGATATTCGACTTGATATTGACACAGAACAACCGAAAGGATCGATCATTGAATGGTATTGGGATAATGTCGAATCTCAACAACAGATTAACTATTATTCCTATACGTTAGGATTACGAGTAAAACATTTAAAATGACCTACACATTCACCATCATGCTACCATCTGGCAAGGTAGCCGAAAGGTTCACAGCAACGGAACCGTATGCAGACACGCTCAGGCTTGCAAGGATTGTGCAGGCGATGTACAAGGATTCTAAACTAATAATAAAAAAGACATGACACCATCCGAAATCCTATCAGCCGTCGCGCACGCCACAGGCTACACAATAGACGAAATCAACGCTAAGAGGCGCGGTAAAAATGAAGTAGTAGCAGTGAAGCAACTATATTGCTACATAGCTAAGAAGGTCACCACCGCTTCACTGACTGAAATAGGTATGACGCTTAACGGCAAAGATCATACAACCGTAATCCACAGCATTCGGGTTATATCAGACTTCATAGACGTAAAGGATTCAATGACCATGCAGAACCTAAAAGCCGTCTGCAACAAGTACCCAGAAATCAGGGCTGTACTTATACCGGACGCACCTGTCAAGAAGAAGTACTCAGGGGAGTATTGCAACCCGCCTAAATTGATGGTTATTAGTGCGGTAGGTAGATAACGGTCGAGTATTGGCGAGGGTAGGATATAGCGTTCCGTCAGCACAATAACTTACTGAAGTTAAATAGATGCAATCAGTTGAGCCGTTATTCGTCAAGCCCTACTCTTGCAAATACTTATGTTATAAGCCGTTTTTTTCGTGTAATAAAAAATATTTTAAAATTATTTTTGAATTTTGATTTTTGTATTCAAATAACATTTATCTTTGTGTAACAAAAGAAAAAAAAATGAAAAATTTAACTCAAAAAGAAATCAAAAGCATACAACAAACAGCTATAGCACAGTACAAAGAGAATATGCAAAAAGAAGGTAAAAGCAGAACGCCTGAATACTTTGCAAATGCTTTAATGCTTAATTATAACAACGCAATTATTGAGGATGGATTAGTTACAGGTTACTATAACAATGGTTGTAAAAACATTCCTTCATTACCTAAATTTTTATAAAATGAAAACTACTGATGAAATAATAAAAGATTGCTTTAAAAAAGCTAAAATGGGAAATGTACCAAGTGATAGAACTGCATATTTATTTAAGATTCTTTGCGATGAGTTTAACTTGCATTTTAATAAAGTTAAAAGTAAACACGAGGAAAGATACCTTTTTGAATTAGTATCAGAAGGGTATGTTTTGAGTTTAGGTGATTATAGTATATCTGCAAGTAATGGTGATATTGCGAATAAAGATTTGATATTATCAACTTACTTTGAAAAACGAGGTTTTAATACTGTAAAAGGTGCAATGAAATACATTGAAAATAATAGTTAATGACAACACTAAAATCAACCCCAGAAGAAATAAAACAATATTGCTATATGCTTTTTATGATGTCTAATTTTGATTGGGATGGATACTTAGCATTAAAACAATTTGAAAAAAAATGCCTTGAAAAAGGTGAAATAATATTACCATAATGGCAAAAGCAAAACAAAGAGGGGGCAAACGCAAAGGTGCGGGGGCAAAAAAGCAAGAACCTAAAAAAGCAATTGGCGTTCGAGTAAGAGTACGCTTCCATTCAGAAATTGTCAAAATGGTAAAGTTAGAGGAACAAAGGCTGCTTGATTTAGAGGCTACGCAAAATGGCTTATAACTAATGGCTATGTGCAACAATTGTTAAATAACCATTACATTTGTCTCGTCAGGTTGGGGTGGCAGCCTCGTAAAACTTCGCACGTAGTTCCCTGATTTTTTATAAACGTGCAATAAAACGTGTAAATATGATATCCATAGAAAAGTGCAATAAACTACTTGATTCAGGGTTCTCGCTCATAACCGCATCAGCGAACAAGAAGCCCAACATGAAATCTTGGAAGCCTTACCAAACCATACCCATAACTAAGCAGGAGTTTTCAAAGGCTTATAGTTCCATTGACACAACAGCTAAAACGGAAATAGTAGGAATACTTACAGGTTACAATCAACTTGAAGTAATCGACATAGACCTCAAAGTATTCCCCACACTACCGGAGCAAGAGGCCTTTTGGAAGGAACTATACAGCTACATGAAGGATAACATTGACGACTTCGATAAGAAGTTTGTTATCTATAAAACAAAGAATCAAGGTTACCACATACTATATAGGTGCGAACAGGTCGCAGGAAATACCAAAATTGCCGTATTGCAAGGTCATACGCAGGCTGTGATCGAATCAAGGGGTAAAGGCGGTTATGTAGTCATTTATGACAACAAAATAAGCCCAAAGGACTATCTTAACATAAGTACCATAAGCGACCGAGACAGGGATATTCTTTGGACAATATGCCGTACATACAACCACGTAGCCGAGACCGAAACCATACAACCTGATCGCAAGGTCTCAAAGGAGTTTGTAGACCAAGACCTTACAACATGGCAGGACTACAATCAAAGGCACTCGATATGGGATGTAATCAGCGATGACTTCAAGATAGTACGAAAATTAGCTAAGCACACGATCATTCTCAGGCATGGCGCAACGTCCACACAGTCTGGATATGTGTACACAGATAGTGGGTGTATGTTCCTATTCACCACAGGCACAATATACCCACATGAGAAGCTAATTAGCCCTTTCGTAGCATATACCTACAAGTACCATCACGGCAACTTCACCGAATCAGCACGTGACCTATATTCCAAAGGTTACGGTTCACGTAGGGTCAAACCTATACCAAAGAACAAGATTCAGACGGTAATCAATACAGATGACCTGATATTCCCGATAGATATATTCCCCGCACCTGTACAAACATATATGTTGGAATGCAAGAAAACTATCAACAGTTCAATAGACTACATGGGTTGCTCAATGCTGTGGGCGGTATCTCTGATAGTAGGGAACACCATCCGTATCAGGACAAACCGGAAATTTACATCACCTTGCACCGTATGGCTGGCAGTGGTCGGAAAGGCAGGGATAGGTAAAACACCTTCAATTGAGAATATCATTTCACCATTGAAAACCCTCAACGGCAGGGAAATCAAACAATACATCAAGCAATATGAGAAGTGGCAGGCATACGACAAAATGGACAAAGAGGAGCGCAAGCAGGTTGAGGATGTAAGCAAGCCTGCAAAGTCTCAGTTCATAGTCGATGACATCACACTCGAAGCTCTCGTTGACCTTCATAGTCAATCTAAGAACGCAATAGGGGTATTTCGTGATGAACTCAATGGATGGTTCAAGGATATGAACAAGTATAGAGAAGGCTCAGACCTCGAGTTCTGGCTATCCACATGGTCAGGGTCATCTGTTACAGTTAACCGTATCACAAGGGCAGGAAGCCATATTGATAAGCCTCTAATCCCTGTGCTTGGTGGCATACAACCTTCCGTACTAACATCAGTCTATACCGATGAAAACAAGGATAACGGATTTCTTGACCGTATGTTATTATCCTATCCTGAATTAGAAGTGGACTATTATTCAGACGAGGAGGTTAGCTTTGAGGCAAATGATTGGTTTGAAAATAACATGATTTCTATGTTCGATCACTTTAGACAACAAGTCATGGTTATCAACCAAGAAGATGAAATAGTACCCTACATAGCACACTTATCGCCTGATGCTAAGGTGGAATGGAAGCGGATATTTAATAACCTGACCGACCTTCAACGCTCCGACGAGGAGAATGAATACATGAAATCTATGCTACCGAAACAGAAGAATTATATTCCTCGTTTCGCTATGCTGATTCATGCCTTAGATTGCTACATCAGGTGTAAACATGAGGAGTATTTATTGGTGTCAAAAGATGCCATTTTGAAGGCTGAAAAGTTATCAAAATACTTTATCGCAATGGCTAAGAAAATCAAGGTAAATACGATGGAAGTTAAGGACATGAAAAGTGCGATAAAAGCAACAAATTCGATGAGCAAGAAAGAGCAGTTTTTGACCATGTTTAGGGAAAATCCTGAATTGAACAAAAAAGAGGCAGCCGAATTATTGAATGTGAGCCTAACCATGATTTACCGATATTTGTCTGAAAATGGTTGAAAATGGTTGAAAATTCAACCATTTATTCAACATAGGTTGAATTGCGAAACCCTTGCGAGAGTAGATACACAGCCGATTTTCAACCATTCAAGTTGAAAATTCACTAAAGTAAAAAAATAAAATGAGCATGATAAAAAAAATATTTTTGAAAAATTCAACCTAGAGGTTGAAAATTCCTCTAATAGTAAATACAGTACTATGTTTGAGCCATTCAACCGAGGTTGAATTGGTTGAACGTATAGTTCAAAATCGTAATATGACAAATATCAATAGCCAAAACTTATAATAATGGACAAACAATATCAATTTAATCAATACCAAAAAGACCTATTAAATAGGGTAAATTTATTCATCAAAAGCAGAGAAAAAAACAATACAATTATGGGAACTTTATTATGTAAAAAATGCGGTTCAATTGATGACGTTCACATCAAGAATAATCCACCTCATTACACCGCTTACTGTAAATGTGGTGCGTACATCAAGCACACAGGGGCAAATCCGAATGCGCCAATGAATACACAATCCGATAACGCACATTTGAAAAACTACATCGGAAAGTACAAGGGATTGCTTATATCTGAGATCAGTGACGAATCTTGGATAACATGGGTTCTTGCTAACAATGATACTATGAACTACAAGTACCGACAGGCATTCAGCGACAGGTTGCAGGAACTTAAATACAAATTAGATTAAATCTTTCGATGGAAAAAATATTCACGACCCAAGAATTCGCAGTATGGATGTTCCTCAACTCAGGGTTGAAAGTTCACGGCCCAAAACCGTACAAGCTAACCAAGTTGAAGACACGAAAGAAAGCCGTCTATGAAACAAGGCTGACCGATAGCCTAGTTCCGTATATCGTTACCATCAAACCTGCCGAGAAGTACGAAGCACCTGACACCAACCGTATAACTGATCTGATCGTTGACTATCTGAATCATTACAAGAAGTGGAAAGCACGTAGGTTCTCATCTGAGGGCAGGTTTAGATCGGGTATAGGTCACCTTCCGGGGCTGAATACAGGCATGGAGGACGTGCATTGTATCATGCCGGAGGGGAAGATACTTGCAATCGAATTGAAGGCAACTAAGACCGATAGGCAGAAACCTGCGCAGAAGGAACGAATGGAAGTCGTACGCTCAATGGGCGGTACGTACATTCTGCTCCGATGGACTACATTCGAGGAATTTCAACACATAATTCAATCTTTATAACTTAAATACCTATATTTGCAAACATGGGAAAGAAGAAATCAATTACAACAGAGAAACCGAAAACCAATCGTGGGGCTAAACCTGTCTACACCACCTCACACGTAGCCGTTTGCCGCTCCGTTCCGAAAGGTATGATTCCTGCACTCGATAAGTGGCTCGAACAAGAGAGGCAGAAGCACCTAATCCCAATTGATGATGACGGTAATCGGATAACTCCTTAGAATGCCTCTATTTCGAACAGAAAGGGGGTAAATTTCGAAGATAATGGTAAAAACAAGGAAACACCAACGAGGGTGTAAACTCTTAAAACGAAAGAGAATGACAATATACAAATACGCACTAGACAACGCAACTATAAAAATCCATAAAGGATTTAGACCCCTAGCATTACAAATGCAGGGAAATACCCCTGTAATGTGGGCAGAAGTAGATGATAATGAAGATCAGGTTACACTTAGGGTATGCGAAACATATACAGGAGCTCACTACGTTAGAAAATCACTATTGTACATAGGAACTGTCCAACGCATGATAGGAAATGTAGATATAGTCTCACATTTCTTCATCGATATACTAACTTAATTCTAATAAACAATATAGAGAAGCAATACACGACCGCATTAATAACCGATAACTACCTCAAACCCAACAAATTAACCACCCCTAAAAAGGAGGTTTTTTTCGTTTAAATAATAATATAGTAGTTTTGTGTATCATACACATTTATACACATGGCCGAAACTAAAAGCACGCACCAACTTTGGAAGCCTGGTCAATCCGGTAATCCTAACGGTAAGCCAAAAGGGGCAATAAGTAACCGTAACAAAGAATGGTATGCGTTACGGGATAGCGTAGTCGGTTACCATACAGAGCAATTCAACGAGCAATTAGGGCTATTGTGGCGCAATGATCCACTGGTGGCTATGCGTATGTACCTTGAGCTACTGAATTACTTTAAGCCTAAGCACGCATCAGTGAGCAACTACAGCGGCCTTGATGATGAGGCGCACGGTCTGGTGTTATCTTTGGAAGGATTCACTGTACCGGATCTTCCGAGTAATGTAGAGCCTGACGATGGGGAGGTAATAGAGTAGTATTATCTAGAATAGAATAATAATAACAATAAAGGGGTATATAGATTTATTATATAATATTATAAATTAAGTAATAGTGGTGCAGGTGGTAAAACGTGAATTCCTATAATTATTATTATGTTAAGTACGTTTTCAAGTGGGAAAAATGTAGCGAAATATAGGGTAAATTGAGGTCCAAGTGGGAAAAGTTGAATGTAATAAAAGATAATATGTATATAAAAGACACGTCAGCAAAAGTAAAGCGCAAGGGGCCATATACCCTCCACTCTACTAACCAAGATAACACATATAAAAAATCATAATATGAGTACAGAGCAATTGGAGGTCAAGGAGTTGGTTCGTCATCCATTTGAGCAGGAGCCATCGCCGTTGTATTATGCGAATTTGTTGGCTAAGGAGACTGTTGTAGTGAATCAGGGTGGCACGAGTTCATCGAAGAGTTATAGTTTGATGCAGGCTTTATTGGTGTTATTGGTTACACAGCGCAACATTCAGATAATGGTAGTAGGTGCGACTATTCCGAAGTTAAAGGAGGATGTTATGCGGATAGCGGCGGAGATTATAGTAAGGAATCCACATATTAGGAGGTATATAAGGGGATATAACATACAGGACAGGATATACACGAGTGTACGTGGTGGTTTTTTGGAGTTCAAGAGTTTTGAGGACAGGGAGCAGGCGAAGGGAGCGAAGTATGACATTATTTATATCAATGAGGCTACGAGGATAGATTATTGGATTTTTTGGGAGTTGTATATGCGTACTAAGGTACGGATTTATATGGATTACAACCCTACGTTTAAGTTTTGGGTACATGAAATTTTATTAAGGGAGAATGCGGAGTATATGCAAGCTTTAGTAGATGGTGTTGACTATAAGACAATTTTTAAGAGTGTGAAGATGATACGGTCGTGGCACGTTCACAATCCTTATTTACCTGATGAGCAGCGAGATAGGATTGAGAGTATTCGGGACAAGGAGTTGTGGAAGGTATATGCTAGGGGTTTGACTGGTAAGTTACAGGGGTTGGTATTTTATTGGGGAGTTGTGGATGATTGGCCTGTGGAGGGGGTGTTGGAGGTGATATGGGGTTGTGATTGGGGCTATACGGTTGACCCGACTACTTGTGTAAGGGTTGCGGTTATGAGGGATGGTAGTTACGTGGTTGATGAGGTTGCTTATCATCCCGGTATTGCGCCATCGGTGTTGGCGGTGTTGATGCGTGATGCGGGGTATTCTGGTGATTTGCCTGTGTACTGTGACCATGATAAGGAGTTGGTATTGGGAATGCGAAGGGAGGGTATTAGGGCGATAGCTGCGGAGAAGGGTGGAGGTGCGGAATTGAATCGGGTGTTGTATGTGAAGCAGTACGAGGTGAAATACACGCGGCGGAGTGTTCATTTGAAGGATGAGTTAGGGAAGTATCGTTTTGTGGAGATTGATGGTAGTGAGACGAACAAGATACACAAGGGTAATGACCACTGTTTTGTAGGGTGGACTAAGGTTATGACGGATGATGGCGAATTGAGTATTGAGGATATTAAGAAAGGTGATTTTGTTATGACATCGTATGGTAGGAGGAGGGTGGTAAATAATTTTAACAATGGCGTTAAGGTAGTTAATAAGTATTCGATTCGGGTAGGTAGGTTATTAGTATCTTTGGAGTGTACATCAGATCACAAGATTAAAACTAACAAAGGATGGATAGCGATAGAAGAATTACGATCGGGGATGGAGGTTTACCTTCACAGCAGTTTAATGGTAAGACCTACTACCTCTAGTGGCACAAGTCAGCGGAGGGGATTGAGTGGCATAAGCAACACGCTATCAAGCAAGGATTTGGGAATAGGGAATATGGCAATGCATTATGTAGGATGTGTGGCGTTGAATTTACTAAGAAGAATGCGGTACATGGGTTCTGTGGTGGTGCGTGCAGTAGGAAATACAACTATCGGAGGACAGATAATAAGAAAGTTGCTACCTGCGAGCATTGCAAAAAGGAGTATCTTACCGACAGATCGAATAGGACTAGGTATTGCAGTAAAGTGTGTGGTGGATTCGGTAGGCGTGGAACGGATAGGAACATTGCCAGTTTATGACATTATGGTAGAAGGCGCGCATGAGTACTTTGCTAATGGTGTACTTGTTCATAATTGTATTGACGCTGCGACGATGGCGATTTTCAGTCATAGGAATCAGAGGGGGAAATTTTCTTTGAAATAGTTTTGTGAAATAGTTAAATAGGTATATATTTGCTGAATGGAAGATAAATCTATACCGACAATGGACATAAGGGAGTACCTTTGGGTGAAGGCTTACTTTGCGGGGTGGTGAAGCTATTGCTAATAAGGCGTTGGCTGAGTTTGACTTGGTGGTTAGCAAGCCGCGCAAGAATGTAATGGAAGTAGGGAATTATTGTTATTGTGAGTACAAAGATCCAGTCAGACTTAATCAGGTATTGATGAACCTGACGGGTAAAGTTTTAAGTTTTATACTTGCCTTTGCAATTGGATTTACAATTGGTACTGTGATAATAAATATCTTAAAATAAAGATCAGAATTATGAAACGAATAATCATAGCGATAGCCCTGCTTAGTGGGCTAATGAGTTCCTGCAAGAAGGAGGAAGTGCCGTGTTATACGTGTCAATGGGTTAAGTATGGTCGGGTAGTTGAGCAGGAGGAAAGATGTGGTGAGGACGTTCCGAATTGGGCGTTGACGGTACGGATTAGTAACCCTTCATATTATCCGGTATGCAGCAGGAAGAAGTAACCACCGACACAGTAACGCAGGATTGGATTCAAATGTTTGGTTCGGTCACAGACTTGCGCGATAGGATGATTGAATTAGATAAAGCAGTGCCGATGAATAACAAGCGGTCGCAGTATGGCGGGTATGGCCCTACCACACTTGATGAAGTGAAAGTGAAAACAGACGAAGGTAGGATTGATAAATATGGGGATAGGATATGATACATCAGAATGAGTTAAGGATAGGGAATTTGGTTTTAGATAACTTTGATAGGTCTAATCCAAGAAAGTTAACCGTGATTACATTGGAAGATTTTGTTGCTATATCCAATAGATGCAAAGATTATACCCCCATCCCTCTCACCGAAGAATGGTTGGTGAAGTGTGGGTTTGTAGACGTGAATAATGGTTATAGGGCAACAGGTTCAGAGGTAGTATATGAAAAGAAAGATAGTGAAGGTCTTAAGGTTGAATTGTGGGAAGGTTCAAATGGTTGGACTATTCCATATTATCCAAATGTATTTACATCTGTCCACCAACTCCAAAACCTATACTTCGCCTTGACAGGGGAGGAATTAAAGACTAAGGTGTGAATATCTTTTTTCAATTATAATTTTTTAAACATATCTTTGTAAGCGATATTATTATCGTTAACCGTCCTTAGTACCGCAAAGTACCGCTGTAAAGCAGGCATGAGGCTCTAGGGGTAAAATAAGAAGGTTGGCAAAGATTCAGGACTTATTAAAGTCATTTGTGCCTCCGATTTTCGGGGGTAAAACTGTTTCCAAGAATCAGACTTTTCAAGACGGAGCGAGCCACTTCATAGGGGCTGAATTTTTCGAGGTTGGCAATCGGACTATGTGGACGAGGGCGAATCAGGAGAATATTTCATCATTATTACAGCAGTGTCCACCGTTACAGACTATCATAAGTCGTAAGGCAAAATCTTTTATAAACGGCAAGCCAGAGGTATTGAATTTCAATACGGATAGGTATGTTCGTGGTAGGCATAAGGCATGGGAGAAGTTATTAAGAAAGCCTAATCCATTACAAACAGGTAGGCAGTATAGATCAATGCTATATAGCTATGTTGAGGCTTATGGTTTTTGCCCTGTCATGTCGATTAAGCCTGTGGGGTATGAGCAACAGCCTGACGCATGGCAGTTGTGGATTTTGCCTCCACCCTTCCTGAAGATAGTAACAAATAGCAGGTATTTAAAGACTAAGAACCGTATGGATTCGGTAGAATCTATTGAAATGAAGTATGACGGTGAAACGACTGTGATCGACAAGAGTTCGGTATATATATTTACTTCGATGGATATGTATTTGTCCAATTTGACGCTACCTGATAGTAAGTTGGTGTCGTTGAAATACCCGATAGGTAATATTATAAAGAATTACGAAAGTAGGGGGACGATAGCGGAGGAATACGGAGCGTTGGGGATATTGTCGGATAATTCGGCTAACAATCTTTCGAGCGTTTCGATGACGGAGGCACAGAAGCAAGAATTACACGACCAATGGATGAAGTACGGAATATTGAAGGGTCAGCGTAAGTTATACATCACAACGGCATCGGTTACCTATCAGCGTATGGGTATGAGCATTGCCGAGATGCAGTTGTTGGAAATGTTGGATAGTGATGTTACTGCAATAGCTGATGCGTTTAGTTACCCTGCTGTATTGCTTGCAAATGGCAAGGGTACGACATATAGTAACCAACAGAATGCGGAACGTGGATTTATTCAGAATACAACGGTTCCTGAAGCTGAGCATTTTAGTGAACAAGAGAATGAGATGTTGAAAACTGAATCTTTTGGGGTGAAGATATGCTACGACTACGATTGGTTACCGATTGTACAAATGGATGCCAAGTTGCGGGCGCAGGTACGAAGGGAAATGGGTCTTGCGGTGATTTATGAGTTTATGAATGGTGTGATAACGTGGAATGAGATGAAGTTGGCGTTAGGTCAAGATACTAAGGACGGTATGGACTTGTATGTGTATCAGTTACCGGAGGAATACAGAAAGATTTTTGAACAAAGCATTGAAAACGGCAAGCAATCCAATCCTGCGAATGGTCAGGGGTATCAGGGAGATACCAACGGAGAGAATGCAGGCGTTGAAGGTGCTACAAATGCGAATACATAAAAATAAAAGAAGATGGAAACAATAATTAAAAATTTAGCCGACCATAAAGATGCGTTAACCGCTATTAAAGAGAATAAAGTTGGTCAGGTAGCTTTCAAGGCAGCAGGTACGATGTTACTTGCTAACATTACAGGGGAGACATCGACAAGGGTTGACCCACAGTTGATGCCGATGATACCGATAGCGAATAGCTATGCACAGTCATTGCTAGATTACTTTCCGATAATTCCATGCCAATCACATTCTTTGGCAATCGTGAATCAGGTAAGTGATGATGATGACGGTACGTTTGCGAGTGTTTCGGAAGGTGCAGGTAAGGAGCAAGTAGATTTCGACTTGAATGTTACTCAGAAAGCCTTTACGAAGTATGCCGCATATATCAAGGTATCTGAGGAGATGTTAGATGACATTGGGTACATGGATGCGGTAATTCGTTCTACGCTTACAAGGCGAATTAAGAATAAGATAGCAACTGATTATCTTGCGGCTATTGTAGCTGCAACAGGTGTGCTGAGTAGCGCACTAACTGCAGGAACTAATGCAACGGTAGCCCTTGAATGTTTGCCTCCGATTTACTCAGGCATGAAGTTACTAAAAGGGTACAACATGAACTTGTTTTTACTCAATGACCCTGACTACTCGAAGATGTACAGCATGGCAGGTACAGGATTCGCTCAGAACATTTCTTTTCTTAATAAGCCGAATATCAACATTGAGCCATGCGCTGCGGTAACAGCAGGTAATATCCATGCCATTGATAGTTCTATGTTTCCATTGTACGTGTACAAGGATATTGAGGTATCAATTGGTGGTGCATCAGCGGATTTCATCAACAATCTTGTAACGGTAAGAGCTGAAACAAGAGTTGCGTGGAACGTGGCAGGTGAGTGCTTGAACGCATACTATAAGGATTCATTATCTAACGCAATAACTCGATTCTAATGAGAAACAGACCAGTATATTACAAAGCATGGGAATCACAAATAGAGGTGAACAGCCGAAAGGTATCAGGGTATCTTGCGGCATTTGGCAACAAGGATTCTGACAGTGATGTTATAGTAAAAGGTGCATTCACTAAGAGCCTGAAAGATCGTGGAGTAGGGAGTTCCACAGCACGAAAGATTGCCTACGTGTATCATCATGACATGAGCCGTCCTTTAGGGCAGTTCAAGTTGTTGGTAGAGGATGAGAAAGGGTTATACTTCGAGGCAGAGTTGGATAACATACCGCTTGCTAATGATGTACTTGTACAATACAAGTCAGGAACGTTGAATCAACACTCTATTGGATTCAGATACATAGCCGACAAGATAGATTACAGCAAGGACGAGGACACTTACTTTATCAAGGAATTAGAATTGTTCGAGGGTAGCGTTGTAACGATGGGAGCGAATGAGAATACACCGTTTACAGGATTCAAGGCAGAACAGATTGAATCAGAGGTTGAGCAATTACGTAGGGAGACAGAACTTGCGTTAAAGCATATACCATACGAGGAGCAGTACAAGATTAGGCAATTAATAAGCAAACATATTTCACTCATGGAAGTCGAGCCGATTAAGAAGGTCACTCGCAATGAGCCGAAGAAGGAAATTGATTGGAATTATATTATAAACAATTTAAACAAATAAAACATGGAACCGATTAAAACGGAAGATGTGTTATTGCAGATCGAAACCAAGTTTAAGGAAATAACTAAGGGTTTCGCACTTGACACAGAAGTAAAAGACGAGTTGAAGTCACTCAAAGAAGATTTCAAAGCCTTAAAGGGCGAATTGAAGAATGCCGATGATATCCATGAGAAAATGGACAAGTTAAATACCATCTTGGAGGCACAAGGTATGATTATCGCGGAATTAAAAGCGGTTAAGCCTGCGGATGCCACTAACAAGAGCATCTATGAGCAGGTTAAGGACATGATGTTGAGTAACGAGGACAAATTCAAAGGCTTCGTGAATAAATCAGCACCTTTTCAAATGGCTATTAAAGCAGCAGGTACGATGTTGGTTGGTACAGGTAGCAACAATGTTACAGGTACTTATCAATTGTTACCTACACCTGTAATGACACCCGGTTATAATCCTGCACGTAGAAATCCTGCTACATTCCTTGATGTGCCTTTCGTAAGTTCATCTAACAGCGCACGTATCGCGTATGTAGATCAAGTTTCGCCAGACGGTACAGCAGCTACGGTCGCGGAAGGTGCAGGTAAGCCAGCAATTGACGCTGACTACAAGGTATCAGTCAGCTCAGCCGTTAAGGTTGCAGCTTACACGAAGATTTCGGATGAAATGTTGGATGATATTGACTTCATGGCACAGGCTGTTGCGGATGAATTGATTAGTCGTGTACGTATTGCCGTTAGTGGTAATATCTACACCTACATCACATCAACTATGACAGGGAATTACACAGAAGTTGATGCCGATTTCCTTGATTACTTCACACTTGCAAAGCAAGCTACAATTTGGGATGTATTGACAGCAGCAAAGGCAACTATTGAGCAAGGGAATCATCAGGCGAATACAGTGTTTGTAACACCTACTATTTTCGCTACAATGAACATGGTTAAGAATGCCGATGCTACATATACTCAGCCTGTACTTGTTACGCCAACGATGATGTCATTCAACGGAATGAACATCTATTCAAGCAATGCCGTTGCAGATGATAAGTACATTGTGTGTGACATTAACAAGTTGAATGTAAGTATATACAAAGATTTGATTGTAGAAGCAGGATGGGAGACAGCCGACTTCATCAACAACCTCCGAACTTTCAGAGGCGAGGGTCGTTTCCATTACTATGTTAAGGACAACGATAAAACAGCGTTCTTATATGGTGACTTGTCCACATCAGTAGCTTACATGACCGCAGCAACATAATAAATAATAAGTAATGAAAAAAGTAAAGATCACAGGATTTACACTTCGCTACAAGGTTGGACAAGTAGTTGAATTACCAGAATACAAAGCAGCAACGCTTGTGAAAGCAGGTATCGCTGAGTATGTAGAAGGTAAGGTAACACAAGAAGAACCAAGCGAAAAGGTAGTAAAAACTAAGAAGTAATGCCAAACATAATCACATCGGCAAATTTCGTAGGTGACATCATGTTACCCAACGTGACAGGCACAAGTGCGAGTGCTACTCAGCTAACTACGTTTATAACGAAGTATGAGGAGGAGTATTTGAAGCGTATCTTAGGGTACGACTTGTATGTGTTGTACGTTGCAGGTATCGCGTCACTCGACCAAGATTACGAGGACATCAGAGACGGTAGTACATACACCGGAGACGATGACCTTACGTATGAATGGAAGGGGCTTGCAGGTGTTGGAGAAAGCCCGATTGCGAATTATGTTTACTATCGGATAATGGATTACAACGTGTCGCAGACACAAGGCGTTGGAGGCGAGAGCATGAGTGCCAATGAGAACGGCACTCGTGCAGCCTCTAAGGCTAAGATGGTTGCAGCATGGAATCAGATGGTAGAATGGAACTTTGACTTGCATAGGTTCTTATATGAGAATCGGGCAACATATCCTGATTACTATGGTCTAACTTATTCGCCTTTCAATACTGCGTGGTATTCATCGCCTCCACCTAATTACGAATTATTCACCAAGATAAATGTATTCGGTATCTAATGGCAGCAACTTACACATACTTACCTTTATCACTCAGAGATATTTTTTCTGAGTTGGTTGGTACTGTAAGTGATAATCTTGCATCAGAGGCTACGTTGAATATAGATCAGGTTTCGTTTAAGTGCGAAACATGGATTGAGTTGATAAAGCGATTAGAGGCGGAGGACAATTCAACGGCACATAGAGCAACGAAGTACCCATTAGTGGCACTGATTAGAAACTACGATGAAAAGTATAGAGCAGATTCCTCCCTTGCGGACGTATCGCTTACGCTTGTTATTGTAACGCCATCAGAGCCAACGAAGCTAAGTGAGGACAGGGAAACGGATAACTATGTTCCGATACTACGTCCTATCTATGCTGAGTTAATGGAGGTCATCAAGGATAGTTCATATTTTCGTGGTTACTACATGAAGTACCCTACACACAAGCGAATTGAATCGTTCCATTTAGGTACAGATTCAGCACAAGGGAACAAGGCGTACTTACTCCCTGATTGTGTGGATGGTATCATCATTGAGGACTTGGAGTTGACCGTATCAGAACAGAGTTGTTCGGCAACGGTTATAGGGCCAGATACAGAGGTTGTTTACCTCAATAATGTGTCGGAGTTGAATATCACTACCACACAGGGTTCGTTCACTGTTACGCTTGTTTCGGCAGGTTATACGGACACGTTGGCCGTTGGCTTTGGTGCTTCGCCTACGTACACGATATACACGCATCACACCGCAGCTTCGAGGTCGATTACAGTAGGTCAAGCGATTGCCTACGGTGATATTACTAACGAGATGACAGGGGAGTATTACGGCTATATCAGTTGCGATGATGGGGTAAGGGAAAGTAAACTTTACTTCATGTATTACTTATCAGGTGACGCAGTTACGAAAGTTCGTAACGTAACATCGCAGAGTAAGTTTGTGTTAAGTGATTTCACCATCACAGGCGAGCAATACGATAATTACCCTTTCGATGTGACTACAAGGCATCAGACCAATCCGGGTGCTTTATTATCTTTTCAGAACTTGGGTTTCGATGGCGGGAATGCGATAACAGAATGGTCTTATGCACCACTAACGCGAGATACTACGTCCGTAAGGACAACGGTATCGGAGCCGTTAAATGCAGGGTATCGTGACGTTACGAATGACGTAAGCGTAAGCGCACAGAATTTTACAAATATTTCATATTACAAACAATTATAAAAAAATTAAATTATGCCAACATGGTCAAATGAAATGTTCTGTACCACAGAGAATCTGAATACAGGCGTTCCCCAATGCTTCTACGAGATTGGGTTAATTGAGGGAGTTGTCCTTGTACCGAAGGGTACGAAAATAACACAAACACAAGTTCAAACATTACAAACAACATTGCTTGCCGCTTGTCAAGGTACAGGATATTTCTACCCTGCAACATCGGCAACAGAGGGCGCAAGGTGCTACCCAATTCGTAAGTTTGTGGGGATTGAAGATAAGAGTACAGATGTTACCCTTAGCGAGACACCTTACAAGACTGTAACGAAAGGGTTGCCGGGTCAGTTCCATTGGGTATTCGAGTATTCTAACGGAGGTATGTATTACGACATCGCTTTAAACTCATTCTCAGATGCTGAAGGTGCTTATGATATGCTTATCCTCGATAAGAGTACAAGGTCTATCATCGGAGTTAAGCCTGACTACAATTCATCAGGGTATGTATTGCAGGGTATTTCACTTGATAAGATTTATTGTCCTTTACCTAAGATTTCAAGCGGTGAATCTACGAAACACTACATCGGTTTTGTTCTTGCAGATTACACTGAGTTGATGGGTCGAATATCTGTTGTTACCTTGCCAACAGGTCAGAGCATAAGTTCTATCGTTGGAATGAGAAACATTGAGTTGACTACGCAAGGAGTTGCAACAGCCGCAGTAGGTGGTGGTACTACAATTTATGTTCGTATGACTACGGATGGCGGTGCAATCGACTTAGGTTCTTTGTATTCTACCGAGTTCACAGCCGCTACTTTGAAGACACAGTTTACGGTTAAGAAGGTATCGGATGGTACTAACTATGCTGTATCTAATATGTCTTACAACTCAGCGACAGGGATATGGACGATGACAGTAGCCATACTCCCTGTAACAGGAACAGAAATGGTAATGACTACGCCTACGGTTGCTCAGATGGTTACAGGTAGTGTTCCCGGATTTGGTAATTCTTCACATCGCTTTATTTTAACATAATAGTATCATGCACATACAACTTAATACAGGCGTTATCACAGCTAATTGGTCGGTGGAATGGGTACTACAATTCAAGAGTGCGGATGAGCTTAAAGCCGCAGTTAAAGATGAAGCATACCCTGAAGGCTACTTTAAGCAGTTGTTTGAATTAGCGCAAGCAGAAGGTAAACCTAAAAAAGAAAAGCAGGTTAAGGGTACGGCAGACGAAAGTTAGCCGTACCTACCTGTTACCTAACGATGGCAACAATACGAGACATGGCTAGGAGGGCGAGGTCTTTGAAAAAGGACATCAACAGTATAGTTTCCGATGCGATATATCGTGAACGTGAAACTTATGTTGAGTACTTAAAAGACCAACACTTGAAAGGACTTGCATCGGATGGGAGTTTAATAGGTAGGTATCAATGGTTGTGGTATGAAAGATATAAGAGGTCAAGAGGCTACATTGATACCGTTAACCTTGAAAATAAAGGTGGGTATCATGCAGGTTTGAAACTTCGTTTGGTTGGTAATTCAAAGATTGATGTACATAGTTCTGATAGGAAGAATAAGTTACTCATTGAGTGGTATGGTGATGAAAGAATACATAGGTTGATGCCAGATACTCAGCAGACATTTGTAGATACTTTTGTAATGCCACAGGTACGCAAGCAAAGAGATCAGTATTTATTCAATGGCTGAGAAAATATGTTTACCATGTGAAAGAGAAAAGGCAAGGCTACCGATGGTAAATAAAATGGCTAAGGAAAGGGCTAAGGAAACAGGAAAGTTAATAGCAGTATATTTTGATGAAGAAGATAAGCGATATATGGCAACAGATTACGAAACGGCAAGAGCGCAAGGCTACACCGTTACAGCTTACTTCACGCCTCTATGATTCTCTTGATATGCCGCTATCTATATGGATAGACGCAATGGTAGATGGTGATACTTCACGCATTAAGAACTTCGATGACTTGTATAGTGAATTTTGTGAGTGTATAGGTGGTAAGGAACTCAGGATGAAACTTACTGATAACGCTGAGATGTTGCAGACTAAGACTAAGGTAATGGTAGCTGAAATGTGTATGAATATGTTACGTTTGCGACCATCGGAGGCTATCTTCTCATTGCTTCGTGAATTAGGTTATAACAGCGGTGTTACTGAGTTCACAGATGATAACTGCGAGAAGTTAATCAAGCAAGTTGAACCTTATGTAAAGTTGGACGCTATCGACTTGCAGGTGATGATGAACCACAGCGATAAGCCTACACAGGACGGTGGATATTCAAGGGATTATTTTGCGGATATGTTAATCGAAATGAGTACGGCTTTCAAGTTATCTTTAACCGATGACATGAGTGTACGGACGTATTGCAGGTGGGTAGTTAAGTATAAAAATTACGTTGACGCAATGAACAGACAAAATTTACAATCGGCATGATAAACTTCGCATTAGGATTCGTTACAGGGGTGGTATCTTTAATGATACTACGAGTGGTATTACATCGGTTGAATAGCATGGCTTACGAGGCTTACAAAGAAAAGGTAATGAAAGATGCAGGATAATATAAATGATATTATAGGGCAAAAGGCTTTCGATCAGGTTGAGAAACTTGACGCGAAGATGGCTGCATTAGAGGATAGGTTCACTAAGACTGCACAAGCAGCAGTTAGCATGGCAGCATCATTGGGTGACTTTAGCAAGATTAAGGATTTGACAGATCAGGTGAATAAGTTGCAGACTAATCTGAGTTCACTTACTAAGCAGCAACAGGATTATACATTGGGGGCAGCACAGTTAAAGTTAGCTAAGAGTAGAACGGCAGCAGCATTGAAAGAGGAGGCTATATTAGTTAGTGAAAATTCATCGGCTTATGAGAAGTTAGATGTAAGACAGAAACAAGCCGAGAGGTCAGCAAAACAGATCGGACTTACCATTGGCATGAATAGTGCTGAATATAAGAAGGCATCAACTGAGGCGAATAATCTACTCAATCAGTTAAAGGCTATGGATGCCACTTTAGGCAATGCACGTAGGAACGTAGGTAACTATGGTCAAGCGGTATTTAGTCTCAGTCAGGTATTTAGGGAACTCCCTGCGTTTACCTACTCAGCACAACAGGGTATATTAGCAATAAGTAACAACCTACCGATATTGGTTGATAATTTTCAAGCAACGGCTAAGGCTGTAAATGAAACAACAGGAAAAATAAATGGTGTTTCTGGCGCATTAGGAATATTTGCAAAAAGTATTTTTAGCTTTGGTAATATTTTTACAATAGCTATCGGATTATTTACAATCTATTATAAAGAGATAGTCAGCTTTATATCAGGTACAGATTCAGCAGCAGATTCAGTTAGAAAGTTTAATGAATCTTTGGAGGGGATGCTTTCTAACCTAAAAGAAATCAACGATGAAATTGAGTTTGGAAATACACATATAGAAAGGGAAACTAAACTATTGATAGCAAGGGCTAAAGCAAAAGGTGACAATTTAGAGGTAGAAAGGCTTGAAAAATTAGGCATACAGCAACGAATTGACTTGATAGATGCTGAGTTAAAGAAAGTAAATGAAAGTCGGAAGATATATCAAGATTTACAACGGATTAAAAACGTAAATTCTTCGGCAGTTCCACAAACTAAAGAGGATATTCAAAAAGCAATCAATGAAACTGAAAAGTTATATAGCCAATTGATTGATAAAAGGTCAGCATTATTAATAGACTTACAAATAAAAGGGTTAGGTGGCGCACCAAGTAAATCAGGAGGTCGTGCAGGAGGTCGTGCAGGTGGTGGTAAGGATGCGTCAGGAGTTAACTCCCCCATCTGGCTTACGTTAGCTGAGAATTGGGGGGTTGGAAAAGGTGATGGATGGAAGAAAGCATTAGAGGATGCCTACAAAGATATGTACCCACGAATTGTTGATGAAGTTGAAAGGTTAACGATTGAAAATGTACTACCTGAAGAAGAAGCTATACTCCTCAACTCATTACTGTTAGGCAGGAATAAAGGTAAGTTAACTCCTGAGCAATTAAAACTAATTGAAGAAGCAAATAGAAGGCTAAAAGAGGCTATTGTAGCAGGCGGATTTGACATAGCAAGTAGTATCGGGTCGGGAGTATCATCGCAAGAATTACAAGCAATAGATTTTAGAGAAAGAAGCCTACGTGATTACTATGATAGTGAGTTGCGATTCATTGAACAGTCAGGATTGGCAGAGTATAAGAAGGCTAAATTAAAGCAAAAGTTAGATGCTGAGACGGCAGCAAAACAAAAACAAATTGAACGAGACAGGATTACAGCTTTACGTAAGGCAGCACTATATCAAAAAGGATTAGACATTGCACAAGCGATTGCCAATGTCGTACTCGCAGTTACTAAGAAAGGGGTTACAACTCCTGACGCAATTGCGGCAGCTATCGCAGGAGCAGCAGCAGTAGCACGTATTATTGCTACTCCACTACCACAATACGCCAAAGGACGGAAAGGTGGTAAGGCTGAGATGGCATTAGTCGGTGAAAAAGGTACTGAGTTGATTCGCCATTCAGATGGTTCGTTGCACGTTACACCGAACAAGCCAACGGTTACATTCCTACCAGAAGGGGCAGATGTAATACCAAACCATGAACTACTAAAACAAGCAGCCTATGTGAAACTACAAGGCGTGAATAATATAACACCTGATAAGTATGGCGCGGCTTTACTTGCAGCCTTCGAGGATAACACAGCAGAGGTAAGGGAGTTAAAGAATATCATGGCATCGAAGGACTACTCATTGAAAGTAAAGACCCTTCAAGGATATAACGACTACATTAAATCTAAACTCAGATAGTGCCACAACCGAATAAATATAAGCATTACTTGTACTATATGGATGGTGCAACGGCAACGTATTATATAGTGTCGGGTGGTGTGGTGACTACTACTACTACCAAGACTGAGATAGACCGCGCACCGGAAGGTTGGCAGGATTATGAGATAAGTTATGAACGTGGGTGGCAGTATTACGGAGTGTACACAGCCTATTCAACACCATTGAAGTTTATGAAGGATGGTGCAGAGATACTACGCCACATCATGTACACGTATGGAGTTGAAGGTAATGGCTTGCATTTGTTAGTTGAGAAGCAAGACCCATCGGATTGGACTTTTGACGAGATGTTTGATGGTGAAGTGGATATGAGCAAGGCGCAAGATGAATTTGATTATATCGTTGCACCTATCATGCAAGGTGGATTCATCGAGAAGCTAAAGAGCAGAGAAGATACGGAATATGTCTATGACCTTGACAACAATGCTGACGTTGTATGGGTGAAGCATGATGGTAGGGAGATGCAGGGATTAATTGAGTGGTCGTTCTTAACAGGAGGATTAGACCCATATTACCAACCTGACTTATTGTATCTTGATACAGAGGGGAGTAATTATTACATCAAGCCACAGACGCAATCTAAGAATCCGACAAGTATATTCGATAATGGTTTCTTAGCTAAGTCATCAGGCGCACCAAGTCAGGACGTTACATTTAGACTTATATACAATTTTGAATTACAAATACTTGGAACAGTTGTAGGTAATTCAAATTTAAAAATACAGATTAGAGAAGTAAGGCTTTCAGATAATACACTCATAACCGTTCATGATTATGTTACTTGCGCTAATCAAGCACCGAGTACGGTAGTTACTTATAGTGGAGACGAAACGTTGGTATTAACTGTGCCTTCTGATAGGTACTTAACTATGACATTTAGGTTATGGAATCCGACATCAGGTACTTTTATTCTTGCAACCGACTATAATCTGACCATCAATACATCGACACTTACAGGCTACTTCACTAACCGATTCGAGGCTACATTCATACCTACACTTCCAATAGGTACGGTATTAGCTTATCTACTCGAAGATATAAACGGTGCAGCTATAAACATCACAGACACGCTGACAAGCGTATATCTTAACGACCAAGTAGTACTTACATCAGGTAATGGGGTGAGGTTCTTAGAGGGTTGTAAACTAACAGTTACATTCAAAGAAGTATTCAATTTCCTTCATAGTAAATTTTCTGCTTCACTTACCTATAATGAATCAACAGATACAGTTTATATTGGGTTAAGGGATGCAGCATTTGAGGACTTATTGAACGGTGATATAGGAACGCTTCAAGCCGATGACTTCACCATTACGCCATTCACAGAGTTGATGTTCACCAACCTTGAAATAGGTAGCGAGGAACACGATTACGATAGTAAGTCATCGGATGAAAACGAGGTAACGAATGGTAAGGACGAGTTCAATACGCTAACAAAGAGGCTTTCACCGCTTACACGAATGAACGGTAAGACTGAAAGCTATGTGAGTAAGATACGCTGTGACATGACAGGTATTGAACTTGTAAGGGTGAACTTAGGAGGTAAGGAGTTGGCAGATGCAAGTAGTGACAATGATGTATTCGCTTTGCATATTAACAGCGCAAGTAGTGGCACAGAGGATATAATTATACAAGGCGCACTAACTACCGTTACCTATTGGACGCTATACCGAAAAGCTATCAACTTAACACCCGGTGCAAGCTACTTCGAGATTGAGAATGTATTTAGTCCTGCATCGGTTTATAACATCATTTTCAGTCCACTCAGAAGCCTGTTAAATAATGGTACATGGTTTCGTTCAATACTAAAGTTTAGTGATGCAGGTAGTCTTAGCCTTCAATCAACGTACAAGAATACGGCCAATAATACCAAGATGATTATTTTTGAGGGTGCAACACCAACTGAATACAACGAGGGGGCTAATGTAACTATCAGTTCGTTATGTGCCGCAGGTGATGTTATCTTCCAACCTGTCAGATACAAGTTCAAGACTAAAGAGGACATTAATATAAACTCCATCATCAGAACCTATCCATTCAGATACATAGAGTTTGCTTTCAATGGAAACACCTATAATGGTTATATCATACGGGTGACATCAAAGCCGACATGGAGAGGGGAAACCGAATTTGAATTGATTGCACATAGAGACGATGACTTAACAAATTTAATACGATAAGATGCCTACAATATTTGAAATACCTAAAATAAATCCACTCAGGGCTATATGGCAGACTGATAAGATACCACAGGACGCAGCCACAGGCTACTATGGTGGTATTCATCCATCGTACAACCAAAAGAATTTTGATGCAGATTTTTTCTTAACTTCGCTTAGGTTCTATGAAGATAAACGCAACTACATACAGCCGTATCAACAATCAGATAAAATAATCTTTCAATGGTTATCGGAATATACAACTACCGGACATTTTGCAGCACGACTTTTGATGTCCAATGGAGATACGTTTATAGATAAGACTGTAAGCATATCACAAATATCAGGTACTTACGATGGGTTGAAAGCCTATCGGGTAGCTATATCGCTCTATGACGTACCTGAAGGCGTTTATTTCCTGCAAGTGGAGTACAACGGAGGAGGCAGTACAAGGTACTATGTTATATCTGAGCCATTCGATGTGAAGCAGGTGTACGCGAATACCGTACAAATCGCTTACGTGAATAGCTACAATGACTTTAGTTATATCTTCGAGGCAACGGTTATACCGCAACTAAGGTTACATGGTATTATTACAGATGTAAACACAGAAAGCAAGTTTAAGGTTTATGAAGATCAGCCGTTGAATACGGAAATGGTAAGCGGTATTCAGTACCGTTCCTATACGTTAGCCTTAACAGGAGTGCCTGAATGGATGGCAGAGAAGGTTGACCGCTTGTTGCTATGTGATAGCGTAAAGGTTGATGGGTTGGCACTAACTCGCGCTGAAGGTGCGAAGTTGGAAGTAAAGAAAAATGACCGTATTGCGATAGCTGATTATCAAGTAAAGTTACGTGATCGGTATAACCTTGATTCGTTGAGCATAAACACTTCAATAATCGTAGGTGACATACCTACGACAAGTAACTTTTGGGTTGAACTGATGGTGTTGCATGGAGTAAGCACTAACATAAGATTAGGGTTCAATGGTGCAAGGAATTTCCTTGATTACTTAAATAGTTCGCAACTTACTACGTTTGGTTTTTGGTCGATGCGCGAAGATTACAAGTTGCTATTCACATACTATACAGGTCAGACATCAGGTGGAGCGATTACGCTATTGGCAGCTAATATCTTGCAGTATTCGTTACAGATGCAGTGTCAGAAAAACGGTGCAGGTGATACGTTAGAGTTGGATATAACGAGGGTGGTAGGTAGCATAACGTATGCAGTAGTTCGTAATGGTGGGTTGGCAACTACAAATAAGACATCAACGGCAACACCTATTAATATATCAGCGGTGTACACCGACAGCCAAGTACATGAGTGTACAATATACTTCGATGATAGTTCATGTGAAACGATAACGGATAGTAGTTCAACCTGCTTGTATAGGCGTATTGGTGGTGACTTACCACCTACACTTACGACATACGACATCACATCGACTACGTGTGAACTCAACACAGTAGGTAACATATTTAAGTATGTAACTGCACTTGAACGAATAGATTTTACAGGCTTAAATATTCCTACCTTTGGGATAAATAAGTTAATCATGGACTTGTACGAGAACATAGGTGGGTTGGATGCCTCATGTGAGATAGCCTTACAACAAACACCACCTGCACCGCCAACGAATGACCCCGCACTATCGGCTATGAAAGCACAGATAGCCGCAGCAATAACAACATTAACTACCGACTAATGGCAGTAACATTATATAGAGGTGATCGTTATGTGAAGAATCTCACAAGAGGTACAGGTACTTTCGATGCCGATAGCCGTATTGAGATGCACACTGTCGATGGTCAGCCTGTCAATATCAGTTACACCGACTTCATCGCAGCGTTAAGTGAGATATACCTTGTGGCAGGTGATACGAGCCTATACTACGGCACTTCGGTAAACAATATGTCAATCGGTGGTGGCACTAAGACCTTCGACACACAGGCAGGACTTGCTTACATAGTAGGGCAACGTGTGAGGCTTACATATAACGCTAACAACTTCATGTCAGGGGCGATAACAAGCTACACAGGTACGGTCATGGAGGTTGAAATCGACTTCAAACGTGGCAGTGGTTCGTATAACTCATGGGTATTGTCACCAACGGAAGATCAGGTGGTTCCCGATGGGGGAACATCTGGGCAGGTATTAGGTAAGTCATCTTCAAGTGATTACGATGTGGCGTGGGTGAATATGAGTGTAGGCGGTTCATCAGGGAACATCGTTATCCGTTGCGGTGACAGAGTAAGTGGGGGTACGTCAGCGATAATCAGATTAGGTAACAGAGTATAAAAATATTAAGATATGTCAGCACAATTTTTCCCACCACCGATAACAACAGCGCAAAGGACAGCGATTGTCCTTGACGATGGGGAGTTCGTATATGATACCGATACGAAGACATTTTGGCGTGGTGATGGAGTTACGACAGGGGGTAATGAAGAAGGTGGTGGTGGAACAGTAACAAATTCAGATTATAATAATTCATTCTTTTTAATGGGAGCATAACATGGCAACAACAGTAATAAATAAACAGAGCGCACCGAGTGCAACAACGGCAACAACACTTTATACGTGTCCATCGGCAACAACGGCGGTAATATCTTCGATAGTTGCTTGCAATCGCAGTGCAACGGCAACGACAATAAGAATAGCTATCAGGGCATTAGGAGCGGCTTTAGCAACTTCTCATTATCTTTACTATGATTTACCCTTAGAGGGCAATGATACGTTCGTATTTACAGGCGGTGCAACGATGATACCAACTGACTTACTAATTGTTTACACGAATGACGCAACGGTAACGTTCACGGCATTCATACAAGAAAATTCATAATATGGCACAAGGAGGAGCAAAACGAATAAAAGGGCAATTAGATTCATCGGAGAGCGCACCGGTCGTACTTAGTACGGAGCAAGAGGCGTTGTTAGACTTAGGAGCGTCAGGCGCTTTTGATGGTGCAACATTCTTAGACTTAATCGAGGACGCTTACAAGGCATCAGGCACGGCGGTATCAGGGATGAAGGCGGTGTTACTTGGGTCCGAAAATTCAGGTTCGGGCAACTTGGAGCCGTTGAAATCGTCAGGGGGTGAATTGTTCATACGTTCATCGTCACAGCTACCTGTTAGCGTCAACAACGCATCTGGTGCAAGTGCTGTAAATATTCAAGATGGTGGAAACTCGATCACAGTTGATGGAACGGTTGGCGTTTCAGGAACGGTAACGGTAGCAGGTGCGGTAACTAACGCAGGAACGTTTGCGGTGCAAGTCGATGGTGCAGCGTTAACCGCATTGCAGTTGATTGATGACGCAGTGTATACCGATGGAAGTGGAACGGTAACGAAGGGAGTAGCTATACTTGGTCAAGACGGTACGAATCCACAGGCTATAAAGACCGATTCTAACGGTGAGTTGCAAGTCGATGTGCTTACTATGCCTAACATTACGATAGGGGCGGCAATACCAGCAGGAACGAATAATATTGGTGATGTTGATGTAGCTACGATTGCAGCCGGTACGAATTACATCGGTAAGGTTCGACCAACGGACGGAACAACGGACGCTGAGATCGTACCACTTGCAGGGTATAACGCTCAGGCGGTGGCTATCGTTGACGGTTCGGGTAATCAGATAACGTCTTTCGGGGGCGGTACGCAATACACAGAGGACGCAGCAGCAGCGAGTGATCCGGTGGGAACGGTTAAGATACTTATTCGTAAAGATACCCCTGCAAGTGAAGTAAGCGGAGACGGTGATAACATTGCGCAACGAGGCAACAAGTATGGAGCAGGTTATGTATCGTTGTTATCTTCACAAGGCACACCGATTGACTTGGGGAATACTTACGGTACAGATACCTCTATGACGATTACAGGACTTGTAAGTAAAGCCACATCGACAACAGTAGGTTGGGAATCAGATAGGGTAAGCAACCTTGCAACTAAGGCTAAGAATGTTTTGCTTAACTACAAGATAAGCATGGCAAGTACAGCACCTTCATCATCGAAATCAATTCAATTCTACATCATTGGTTGGTGGACAACGGACGGAGGTAGTACATGGAGGTCAACTTCTGGCGGTACAACTACCCTACCCACAGGTTCACAAGCATCATACACTATCGCTTCGCCTAATGACTTTAAGTTATTGGGTATTGCGAATTACACAACTCAAAATATGGTATTGCAAGGTTCACTGCAATTTCTCGATGTAATGAGTACCATGCCACAAGCATGGAGCATATTTGTATTGAATGATACAGGTGCAGCTACTCATTCAAGTGGTATCGAATTATATTACTCTTTAATAACATAATCAACAATGGCAACACAGATAAAAATAATCAGCGCAACAAGATCAGAGACGGACGGTTCACTAACTGTACCGATTGAGATACGAATAAACATACCTGCACCGTTGCAAGTATTGGCGAACAAAAAAGAAATAGCTGAAAGTTATGCTTCCACCTATGGTATCACTAAGGTTGATGCGGATTATATCTACTTCAACAAGGTATGTACATTTGAATCAGGAACGACACAGGCACAAATGGAGTTGCAGCTTGAAACCATAGGAGACAACTATGTAACTGCATTAACCGCCTTTGCATTGCTCCCTACCGATGAACTAATCGGTAAAACGTATGACGGAAACACATGGTCTTATATCCCACCAACACCACCTACACCAACACCAACACCGTAAGCAATGCCGTTAAAAGTTCCACAACAAGGATTAGTAGCGCATTATCCACTCAATGAGAATGGAGGGTTAACGGCTTTCGATAAACGACAGTCGTTAAATGCAACACTAACCAATGGCGCGTATTTCAAGCAGGGTTATTGCGTGTTCGATGGGTCAAATGATTACATTGACCCGCCCGATGATTCAAGATTTAGTTTAGCATCATTCTCGTTATCGGCAACAGTGAGATTTAATGTAATAAATGCTAATCAGTTTATAATCGATTGTTCTAATGATGCTTCTTACGGTTACGGTTATTCGTTGCGTTTAACGAATACAAATAAAATAAGGTTTTGGGCGTATGATGCGAATAACCTGATTGATTCACCGGGTACTTACGCAGCAGGTACCACGTACAATGTTACGGCAACGTACAACGGAACTACTAAGTTGCAATCACTGTACGTTAATGGCAGACTTGTGATTAGTGGAACGCATAGTAATTCATTTTCACCAGCAACGGTATCACGTCTTAGGATAGGAATTGCGTCACTATTTGGATTACCGTTAAACGGACAGCTCAGAGACGTATTATTTTATAACAGGGCTTTGACCACAAACGAGGTTGAGGCTATTTATTTAAGATCAAAAAATACATTTTACTAACATGAGCAACTTCATTAGAAAAATCGCAAACAAGACAATCGTGAAAGCGATAACGGAAATCTTAGAAAAGGCACTCGCAGCCGAATACATCGACAAGGTGGCTTACAACAAGATAGCTAAAATATGTCAGGATAAAAATTTAAACGTACCAACAATATGAAAGATCAAACCGTCCTAACGCCCGCCGGAACTACTTACATCAGAATAGCCGTTAAACGCCCTGATGGAACAGTGAATCACTATGTCAGCACATTAGGTCAAAACCTTGATGCTGATTGGCAGATAGGGATGGAGGCAACACATTCAGAGGTCGGCAGTGGCATTGCTACCGTTGAAGGCTACAACCAAACGACAGGGGAAATAGTCCACTGTAACGAAGCTATCTTAAAGATTCAAACTAAGGTAGAGGCTTGGCGGTTAAAAAGAGACAATGGCGTATGCTTAACATCTTCAAACACATGGTTCGCTTATGTGGTAGCATGGAACGAAACGGAAGCAACAAGTTTATAAATAAATAAAACATAAATCATGAAAATCATTTACAGCAAAGAAATCGAAACCCTTTATTTGAAAGAGGTAATTTACACAAACGAAAAATATCTTGGCGTATTGGTAGCCGATGAAGAAGGTGCTATGATTATGGCAGACAAAGAGGCAAAACAAATATTAAAGAAACTACAAGGCGGAACTGAATATTGGGGAAGCAAACCACCACGAAAATGAAAAAAATAATAATCATCCTCATGTGCATTGCCTTCATAGGTACTTCGCAGAATCAGCAGCCTGTAACAGTGTGGGTATTATACCCCTGTACCTGTCCTGTCGCAATGTTACAGGCTTATGAGGCCCCATACTCAGACGTGACCTTTGATATTAACGAGGCCATGCAGTTTGAAACGCAAAGAGGGGCATTAACCTATATGCGGATGATGATTGACAAGGGAACTACCGAATATTGGGGGGCGAAACCTGTAAGAAAATAAACAATCATGGACATAGCGATCAGAAACATTTGGGTAAAAGGAACGGTATTTATTGCCGCTTTTGCCGTCTGCGTCACAGCCTACATTTTGCCTGATAAATCGCATTTCGACCAACTTAAATACTTGTACCAGGCTTTGCTCATTGGCTTACTATGTGCGGAGTATGGACGTGAAAAGTTGATACAATCCTTCATAGCCTTTACAATTGTAACATGGATATATATAGCGCCGTACAAGGCACAGACGGACCTTGTTAGCATCATCATTGAGATTATGCTACTCTCCATCCTATACATGAGATGGAAGCGGTATTTCATGCTGAATTTGCTAAATATATTAGTAATTGCAAACGCAGGTTATGGGTTGCTAAAAGAGCTGTCAGGATGGGGGGAGGACTATATTATTTTAGATTGGGTCGCTGGCGGAGTTACGATATTGATTCTTTTTATAGTCCTTACCAAAATGCTTTTCAGGAATGCAAAACAATGAGACCTTACTTTTAATAATGGCGGTAACTTTATTCATAATTCTGTTACTATCGGCAGTTTTTGGAATCATCGCATACAAGATGTACCTGCAACAACAACGCAATACAATCCTTGATATGAGGCGATCACAGGAGAAATCACTTGCCGAATTGATAGCGAATTATGATAGACTAATGGAGAATAACGCAGAAATAATGATGAAACTAATAGATAAAAAATGAAGATACTAGAAGCATTACCGACAGGCATACCGACTACATGGCTCATGGTGGGCTGTACGGTCGCAATTATCTTAGCGCAATTTCTATTTGGGGAGAAATCCTTTATCCGTGACTTGTTTAAGTCGAAGGAAAAGAAAGCCGATGAACGCATGAAGCGGGAGAATGATTTACTTGCAAAACAGGAAACACACATCAAAGTTTTGGAGGACAAAATAAACGTCATGCAAATTGAAATCAACGAATTGAAATCACAGCTTTCAGTATATAAGAATAACATTCAGCGGTATGAAGATTTCTTTGCGATCATTCAGGAGTATGTAACGCATTCCCATCCAGAGGAAGCATTTGCAAGCAAGTTATTCGAGGCGATGAATAAAATTAAAGAACATGGCTAGAAGTAAAAAACCAATTTGGAAGAGTAAGATAGTTTGGCTTTCAATGCTATCAATAATCATTGATTGCGCTGTATTGTTAGCCGATTCAGCCTTCATAAATTTAGAGCAAAAGGCAGCCATTACGCTTGGTATTGGTATGCTTACAATATTTTTTCGTCATGGCACAAAAGGCGAGGCGTTGACGTTAAAAGTTTAGGGTTAAGTAGTAGGTTCATACGCCCCCGATGTTTCTACATTGGGGGTTTTTTTATATTAGTATTAAAATTTCTTTGCCCTATCCATGCGGGTTTCAGCGAATTTCTAAAAATAAATTTGGTAGTTTGAATTGCTTATATATATATTTGTGAAAGATTAAACGATAAGCGAAAAATGAAAGTCGAAAAGCGAGGCAGAAAAGTAAAGTACAACACGCCACTAACGCAGATAAATGTAAGGGTGGCAAATGAAGAAGATAAAACGAAAGTTCGTAACTTAGAGAAGAAATTACTTAAACAACATTTGAAATAACAAACCATGAACAGAGAAGAATTTAAAAAACAAACAGGGCTAACAGATGCTCAATTAAATGGTGAATTAATAGGTGGTTCTTTATACCTCGATTCACTAACCGCCATACCTGAGAACACTACGTTCAACGTAGGTGGTTCTTTATACATCGATTCACTAACAGCCATACATGAGAACACTACGTTCAACGTAGGTGGTTCTTTATACCTCCGATCACTAACCGCCATACCTGAGAACACTACGTTCAACGTAGGTGGTTCTTTATACCTCCGATCACTAA